AACAATATTGGCTTTACTTATGCAGGTGTAAACTTACTACAGGCAAAAAATATTAAAGGATTGGACTTTTAGTTATCTAGTTATTAAAAATAAATTAATACATTTGAACTATGGAAATAAATAAGATATATAATGAAGATAATTTAACTACTATGGCAAATATGCCAAATGATTTTGTAGATTTAATTATTACATCTCCACCTTATGAAGATATAAGCGGTGCTGGTTATGGTGCAAAAAGTAAAGATATTTTATTTTTAAAATTTTACTCAGATTATTTATCTAAATTATTTGATGAATATTATAGAATATTAAAGCCAACAGGTCAAATATTTTTTAATATTAAAAGTAAAACTTCAGATAAAACTTTAAGAACTCCACACTGGATTGAATTTTTAGAAAGTTTTGGAAAACTTAAATTTAAAAGTTATATTATTTGGAAATATAGCGGAAGTTTTGATAGCACAAATAAAAGATTTCATTTAGATTATGAAATAATTTATCATTTATCTAAAACTGATGATATATATTTAAATGAAAATTGTGGTTTACACGATCCATTAAGCTCAGTTTGGAATATACCACATAATATACCAAAAAATGAAAGGATACATCCAACACAAATGCCTGAAGCATTAGTTGAAAGGATATTAAAAGTAGCAAGTAAAAAAGATTATTTAATTTATGATAGTTTTATGGGTAGTGGAACTACAGCTATTGTTTGTGAAAAAAATAATCTAAATTGGATTGGTAGTGAATTAAATATAGATAACTATAATAAATCAATTCAAAGAATAAATAATTATAAAAATCAACAAAAATTATTCTAATGGAAAAAATAACAATTAAAAATCATTTAAACGATTTGCAATTAAGCACTAGCAGAATGTTAGTTTATCACTCTGATAATGCTGAACTATTAACCTACTTTAAAAATGTAACTTTTAAATTACAAATGATAGAGGAGTTAATTAATGCAGAAGATGGCTTAGATTTTGCAGTTATTGAAGAAGCATTTAAAACGATTTTAAAGCAAGATAATGAATTAACTAACATAGAAATTAACATACAGGTTAAACCTGCTTTAAAAGAAATAAAAATAGGTAAAATAAAAGCTAAACTTTTCAATTATGATATTGCTTATTAGTTTATTAATATTTACTCTAATAACTTGGGCAGTTTACTCAGGTAAAGAGTTACAATTTGCAATTATACACGGCTTTATGATAGGTTGTTTATACGATGTAGATCAACAAGAAGAAGAAAATTACCACACTATACAGGTGTTACTAGGTATTTTATCAATTAATATTTTATGGGAATCTTAGAAAAAGTTGCAGAGTACCAAGATTACTTAGTTGAATTAGCTTCAGTATTTGACTCTGAATTTGCAGAAGATATTGTACAAGAATTTTATCTTTTGTTACATAAATACAAAGTAACAGAAGAACAAATGTTTACTAATGGTAAATTAAATAGAGGTTATTGCTTTATTATTATTAGAAACATACATTTTCAAATTTACAATGTAAAAAAACGAATAACTAAATGCGAACTAAATGAAGAAATTTACAATATGGTAGATGACTTTGATTTAGAAAAAGAGTTAGATTGGAACGAATTTAGAACTAAAGCAGAAACTGAAGTAAACAACTGGGATTGGTACGATAAAAAACTATTTTCTATTTATAGAGATTCTAATATTAGTATTAGAGGACTTGCAAAAGAAACAGGAATAAGCTTTGTAAGTATATTTCACTCACTAAAAAAGCATAAAGAAAAATTAAAAGAATTACTTAAAGAAGATTACGATAACTTAAAACTTTAAATTATGGGTAAATTATACAGTATAAAAGATAAAGAATACATAATATATCATTTGTTATTAGAAAACTATATTGGAGTTACTACTAATTTACAAAAAAGATTATATAAACACTCAAGTAAAAGTGGTTTTTGTATTGATAATGATAATGTAAATATTCTATATATTACAAATGATTTAAGAGAAGCAATTAATAAAGAATATGAGTTACAAAAAATTTATAATTGTAATATAGGAGTTAGAAATCAAAATGGAAATAAAAACCCTTTCGCAAAAGAAGTATTACATTTAGATACTGGTATTTATTTTGATACAATAAAAGAAGCTTGTGAAGCTTTTAATTACCCTTATTCTAGTGTAAGACATTTTATTAAAAACAATAATAATAAATATAAACTAATAAAAATTTAATTATGGCAAGAAAAAGAAAAGCTCAAGGATTGGGCGATACAGTAGAAAATGTTTTAGAATCTACAGGAGTTGCAAAAGTTGTTAAATCTGTTTTAGGAGAAAATTGTGGCTGTGAAGGTAGAAAAGAATTTTTAAATAAGATTTGGAGCTACAGAAAACCAAACTGCTTAAACGATGAAGATATAGAATTTTTACTACCTTACTTTCAGTTTAAAAAAGAAACTTTAACACCAAAAGAACAATGGAGAATTAAAGATATTTATAAAGCTGTATTTAATGAAGTAATACAGGATAGTAATTGTGCTAGTTGCTGGAGAGATACCTTGAACGATTTAAGAAAAGTTTACGAAACTCAACAGGATGCATAACTGGAATGAACAAGATCTATTTCTTTGGCTAAAAGAAAATATCTATAAGGACTTGGTTAAATCTAAAAACCAAATGAGCCGATGGGATTGCTATTCACCACAATTCAAACACAGAATAGAATTGAAGTGTAGAACTGCACACTACGATAATATGCTTTTAGAAAAGAAGAAATATGATGCTATGTTAGTAGAATGTGAAAAGCATTTAGATATTCCTATTTATGTTAATTCTACTCCAAGGGGTGTTTACTTTTGGAATTTACTAATGGTAAAACCTGATTGGGAAACTAACAACAAAAATCCTGCTTCTACACACTTTAGTTTACGATACAAAGTATCAAAAGAAGTAACTTATTTAAAAATACAACCTGAAAACATTTTAAAAGAAATATAAATGGAAAAACTTATTGGAATTTTATTTTTGATTTTGGCTGTAATTATATTAGTTCCTGCAGCTACTTTAATTTGGCTTATAGCTTTAGATGAATACAAAGAATTTAAAAAACAATTAAAAAATAAACTATGAATATAATACAACTAGAATATTTAAAATCAATTATCTTAGGTCAACTACTATTAGAAGCTAACGATAATTTAAAAACAACTACACAATACAGACAAAGTTTAAAGAATAGAATTAACTCTTTAAATAAAGACCTTGAAAGTATAGTTAGTGAAGAATATGTTAAGATGCACAAATCAGAACCTGAAATGCTTTTAAACATAGAAAGAAAGATAGAAAGTTTAGTACACAAATTAGCAACTAAAACTATTGATGAATTAGTAATGTTAGAAGCTATTATAGAAAAGTACGAAACTAACAAAGAATGGTTTTTAGAATACGCTGAATCTGAATTTTTAAGAATAGAATAATGGCACAAGTAGATATGAGAGCAACACAGTTACATTACGAAAATAACAAAGGTTATGATGTAATAGATTTTATTAAAGATTATAACTTAAACTTCAATAGAGGTAATATAATTAAATACCTAGCAAGAGCTGGAAAGAAAGATAACGAACTACAAGATCTAAGAAAAGCATTAGATTACTTAGAAAGAGAAATAGACCACTACGAAAGATTACAAGCTGAATGGATTGAAAACAATAAATAATTTATACTATGCCAATACCAACACCACAACCAGAAGAAAAAGAAAATGAATTTATACAAAGATGTATGATTGATGATATAATGGTAGAAGAATACCCAGATAAAGATCAAAGATACAGTATTTGTATAGCACAAATTAAGGGAAGCAAATAGCTTCCTTTTTTTTTGTTAAATATTTGTTAAAAAGTTTTGTAGTTAAAATAGAAGTTTTATATTTGTATATAATTTAAAAACAAACACTATGAACAAACAAGAAATTATTACAAAACTAGAAAAATTATTAGCTTTATCAGAAGCTAGAGAAGATGTTTACTTGGTAGCTAATTTAATGGATATTATAGCTGCTTTAAGCAAAGAATTTGATTTAAGTGATATGTATGCACAAGAAATTAGAAACGCTTTGCAAATGGACGAAACAGAACAATTATTGAATAACATTAAAATAAGATAATATGATAACTACATTTGATGGCAAAGTTTGGGATAAAGAAGAAATATTAGATAATATGTACGATGATAGTTTTTACTATGGTTACTTAGGGCAAAACGCTTTAAGTAGTTCAAGTATTAAAACTTTGTTATCTTCACCTAAAACTTATTACTTTACAACTAAATATGGCTCAGGTGAAACACAAGCTTTAAGAGATGGTAAACTATTCCACACAATGGTATTAGAACCAAATAAATTAGATGATATGGTTTTCGTAGAAGCTGCAACAAAAGCAAGTAAAGAATATAAACTAGCAAAAGAAACAGGAAAAGAAGTTTACACTAATAGTGAACTAAAAGCAGCAGAAAGATTAACAGACGCTTTGTTTAGAAATGAAGCAGTAAAAGAATACTTGACTAAAGCAGAATTTGAAGTACCACAAATAGCTATGATAGATGGTATACCAATTAGAGCAAAAGCAGATATAATACAAGGTAATACTATTATAGATTTAAAAACTACTACAGGTATAAAAGATTTTAGATACTCAGCAGATAAATATAGTTACGATTTACAAGCTTGGCTGTATAGAGAAATGTTTGGTGTAGATAACTTTGTATTTATTGCAATAGACAAAGGTAGTTTAGATATAGCTATATTTGAATGTAGTGATGAATTTTACGCTAAAGGAGAAGAAAAGTTTAAGCAAGGTATTAGCAACTATAAATACTTCTTTCAAACTGAAGGAGTAGACCTGGACCAATATGTACTAAGAGGAATATTATAATGGATAAAGAAAGAATAGAAGAACACTTTAAAATAGCTTTGTATGAACTTGAAAACGGATCTACAATAGATGAACTAAGAGAAATTATTACAGAGTATGAAGCTGTAGAAGATTACGAAGTTTGTGCTGGTATTTACAGAGCTATTGAAATGGTATCTTTTATAACTTTAACTGTATTTGCAAAACAATTAGGAAGTAAAATAAGATTAAAATTTAAGAAATGATTAAAGAAGAAATAAAAACTAAGATATTAAATACAATACAAAAAGTAACAGGAGTAGATATAACAACTAAAACAAGAAAGTATGAGTTTATAGAAGCTAGAATGATTTACTATAAGCTATTAAGAGATAGAGGTTATTCATTACAAGAGATAGGAGATACACTAGATAAAAACCACGCTACAGTATTACACGGAATTAATGTATTTAACGATATTAAAGATTACGATAAAGATTTAATGGAAAAGTATAGTGCAGCAATACAATTACTAGCAGGAGAAAAGATAAGCAAATATATTACACCTGATGAATATGCTGTAGAGTTTGCATACTGGTTACTAAAAGATAGCGACCTTGTTATTATTGATGTAAAAGAATTACTAACTGAATTTAAAAAAGAAGTAGGTTATGAATGTACTAAGCTTGTTTAATGGAATGAACACAGGTCGCCAAGCATTAGAGAATGTAGGTATCAAAGTAAATAAGTATTATTCAAGTGAGATTAAACCTTATGCAATAGAATTAACACAGCATCACTTCCCTGATACTATTCAGGTAGGAGATGTAACTAAATGGAAAGAATGGAATATAGATTGGAGTAGTATTGATTTAGTATTAAGTGGATCACCTTGCCAAGATTTAAGTGCTGCAGGTAAAAGAGCAGGAATTAATGGGAAGAAGTCAAGTTTATTTTTTACATTTGTAGAAATATTAGAACACATAAAACAATTAAACCCTAAAGTATTATTCTTACAAGAAAATGTAGGTAGTGCAAGAAAAGAAGATGTAGGTATTATGAGTAGAGCATTAGGAGTTTACCCTGTTAGAATTAATAGTAGTTTAGTAACTGCACAATTAAGAGATAGATACTATTGGAGCAACATAAGAATTAAAGAAACTATGTTTGATTTACTTACTGATATACCACAGCCAAAAGATAGATGTATAATGTTTAAAGATATTATAACTAGTGGTGAAGTTGAAAGAGATAAAGCTTTAGCATTATTAGAAAGCGAAAGTAGAGTTTGTACAAGCCAGGAAAGTATTAAGAAAAGAGCAAAAAGGCAATTTATTAATATAATTTACGATGGAGATTTAGTAAGAACAGTAAACAAAATAGAAATGTGTAGGCTTCAAGGCTTCCCTGATAATTATTGTGATATACTTACAACTGCAAAAGCAGGTAGCTTACTAGGTGATGGATGGACTTTACCAATAGTAGAACATATATTTTCATTTATAAAAAACTAAGATATGAATAAGCAAAATATTTACGATGTAATAGATATACTATATAAACAACCTAAGTGCTACCTATGGGATAAACAATACAACCAATGGGAACAAGACGACTTTTCTTGCTTACAAACTATAATAGATAATACTTACGATGGTAAGATAAAAACTAAGAAAAGAAAAACAATTACAATACTATCACCAGATAAAGAATTCTATACATTTACTACATATAAAGAAGCAGCTACCTTTTTAAAAGTTAAACTACCTGTAATATCTATAGCGGTAAAGAAAGGGTATAATATTAACGGACACAAAATAGTTTAAGATATGGAAAAAATTATAATAATATTATTATTATCTACTATACCTTTTTTAGTTTATTTATTAATATGGTTAGTATTTAAAATCAATAATTTAAAATTAGAAAATAGCGAATTGGTAGGGCAAATTATATTAAGAGATGCAGAAATATATCATTTAAAAAAACTATTTTAGAAAATGTCCCCGACACAAATGTCGGAGACATCAGCAAAAACATTGAAAACTTATAATTGAAAAAGCAAGATATGAATAACAAACAAGAAAGAATAATAATAGAAATTAGTGCTTGGTTAATAATAGCATCTATAATAGGTTTAATAATATACAATACAATATGACAGCAAAAGAAAAACAAAAGCAATCAGATCTACAAAGAATAAAAAGAGTGATGAACTTTTACTACAATAGAGGATGTAATAAAGAATCAGTAAACGATTTATATAGAAAGATATTAGTTAAACGATTTAACAGTTAGTTATTTATATTATTTTTAAATTGAATAAACAAATTAATTCAAATGGAAAATAAAAGAGGTGGAGCAAGAGAAGGAGCAGGTAGACCTTCAAAATCAGAAGAAGTAGCATTAATAGAAAAATTAAAACCATTAGAACCATTAGCATTTGAAGCACTTAATAAAGGATTAGAAGCTGGTGATTTTAAATTTGTACAGTTATTCTATAACTATTATGCTGGTAAACCAAGAGAAACTAAAGATATTACATTGAATAGCGAACAACCACTATTTAATATAAGTGATTTATAATACATTTAAGACACTTTTATGAGTGAGTTTGTAGTTACTACTGCTATTAAAAAGATGTTGCGTCTAAAGAAACGTAAGCGTATCATTCAAGGTGGTACATCAGCTGGTAAAACATTTGGTGTATTGCCTATTTTAATTGATAAAGCAATAAGAGAACCATTATTAGAAATAAGTGTAGTATCAGAATCTATACCACATTTAAGAAGAGGAGCTTTAAAAGACTTCTTAAAGATAATGATGATGACTAATAGATATAGAGATGTACAGTTTAATAAGTCAACATTAAAATATACATTTGCTAATGGTAGTTATATAGAATTCTTTAGCGTAGACCAACCAGACAAATTAAGAGGAGCAAGAAGAAATATATTATATATAAATGAGTGTAATAACGTACCATTTGAAGCTTATAATCAATTAGCTATTCGTACTTCAGGTGATATATGGTTAGACTACAATCCTACAAATGAATTCTGGGTACACAGGGAGTTACTTAATGATGGAGATGTAGATTTTATCATCTTAACTTATTTAGACAACGAGGCATTACCTAAATCAATTATAGATGAGATAGAATTAGCAAGAAAAAAAGCTAATGAAAGTGATTATTGGTCTAATTGGTGGAAAGTATATGGATTAGGACAAGTAGGTAGATTAGAAGGTGCTTGTATACCAGATTGGAGAGAGATTGATTTACCATCAGATGCTAGATTACTATGTTATGGTATGGACTTTGGATATAGTGTAGATCCAACTACATTAATAGCTTTATATAAATATAATGATTCATATATATTTGATGAGGTAATATATCAAAAAGGTTTATTAAATTCTGAAATAAGTAATTTATTAAAGAGCAATAATGTTACAGATATAATATATGCTGATAGTGCAGAACCAAAATCAATAGCTGAATTAAATAGTTATGGTCATATGGTATTACCAGTATCTAAAGGAAGAGATAGTATAGTATATGGTATTAATCTTATAAATCAAAATAAGGTATACGTAACATCAAGAAGCAAGAACCTAAAGAAAGAATTAGCTAACTATACTTGGATGCAAGACAAGGAAGGTAATACACTAAATAAACCAATAGATGCATACAATCACGCAATAGATGCTACACGATATGCATTAACTTCACAATTAGAGAATCCACATAAAGGTAGTTACTTTGTTTACTAATGACTTACGGAGAAATAATAGCAGTAATACAATGCTACATACATCATAGCACAGGAAAAGAAGTACAAATCAATTTACCTAGAACTGTAGGTGAGATTAAGAAGATGAAAGCTATGTATCAAGTAGCTATTCAAATGTTAAAGTTTTGTTAAAATTTTGTTAAAGTTTTTTTTAGTATTAAAAAGCATTATATATTTGCTGTATCAAAATAAAACAATAACTTAAAAACAAACATTATGGAAAATAAAAAAAATTACCCGATTACATTTAGGCTTACTGTATTTCCTAAAGATGCAGATAAAAGAGATTTATTTTTAGCAAATTATATTATTGAAACTATAGTTAATAATGAAATAGAAGAAATCAAGTTTTACGAAGGTTTAAACCACGAACAAAATCAAACTATTGACATACTTTAATAAAACACTATGAAATACTTTTTACAGAACAAAAGACCACAGCTTACATTTGCTTATTTAGTTTTAATCTATGTAATAATTCAAATAGCAAGAATATGATAGATCCTACAGAAACTTGGACAGGTGATTGGGAGTATAGCAACGAA